CTGCTGTGCCACAGGATCAGGTTGCGGCTGGTATTCACTAATGCGTTTAGCCAACTCAGGCATCTTTCTTAGCTTAGCAATGTCAGAAAGAATGATCTGTGACATAGCAGGGTCTAAACTATTACCCATAGTTTGCAACATGAAGGATAACTCTTGGGCTTTGTTATCGTCCTCTTCGGCAGTGCTGATGGACAAACTCAAATCAAAGTCACCAGCCAAGTCATCACGTCTAACCTGTACAAAGGAATCATTGGTTATCCTAACCACTTCTGTCTCAGACAAGAACTCAGCATTCATGCTAAGAATCTTCTTACCAATCTTAACCACGCCAGCACTCAAGCGGCGTAGGATGTTAAGCTTACGCTTAGAGGCTGCATCCAAGGCTCCCCTTACACCAACAGCAACATCCCCAAGACTCTGCCCTGATACCCCTTGGCTGAAGCTCTTAACCCCTGTAAGTGACTCAGCTTCCATATTCTGAAGTTGTAGCATGAACTGTGCTGAGGCTGGAATCTCAGGGAACGTGTGCATGTATATAGCCTGCCTAGGGTCTACTTGGGCATTGAACTCGTAATCCAACCCCTTCTCAAACTTACGCTTGTTGGTAATGTCCAAGGCGTCCTTACGAACTCCTGTCTGACCATTAGCAGACTTGCCCATGATGTCAATCATGGCCCTAGTTACAGCACCAATGATCTTCTGGTTATCCTCTAAGAGGGCACCATCAGGCTCCCCATAGATGCTTCGTCGAACAGGTAAGTAAGAGATGGCTACAAATGGAATCTTCTTATCTGGAAATGGATTCTCTTCCATACGGATAAGCGTGTCCCCAACCCAAGCGGCTACGATTGGTTTAAGAGTACCTGTGTCGTCCACATCTCGGTAGCCCCAGTACTCAAACACAACAAACTTCTTACGGGGTTTGTCACTGTAGTTAAACGTCTGCACCCCTAACGAGGAAGAGTGATCTGGTTCACCTAAGATAGAGCTATTACTGATATTAATGCAGTCTAGGTTGCTATACCGCCCATCCTTCTCTAACTCAGCCAGTGAGGATTCGAAGCTATAAACTAAGAAGCCAGCCTTATCCAAATCACCCATACAGGTAGGGTCTACCATTACATTACGGTAGTCGCACACATCAAGCGTAGGTTGATTCTTAATGGTCTTCATTACAGTAACTTTCTTGTAACCAACAATGCTGGCTTCAATAGGTTGCCCATTCTGCTCAGAAGCCAACAATGACTGCTTCATCTCGGGACTAACAGCTGACTCAAATTGCTCTGGGTCTTCTTGCCTCATCTGGGTTAACTGATCTAGTACAGGTGCTATAGCTGGGTTAACTTGCAATGCCATAACTGGCTCAATAACCTTGGTTTCCTCTTCTTGGAAGTCCCACCCAACTCTAATGAAAACTGTACCCTCATCCACCGCTGTACGGATCAGGTCATCTACGAACTTAACCTTATCAATTCGTGTGTTGAACTGGTTGTTCAGAACCATTTGGTTCTGCTCAGCAGCAGCCTTGTCCTCCCAAGTAACAGGGGCCACATTGAATATGTCTGACGTACTCAAGAATGGCTCTGACAAATCTGAGTATCTCCACTCTGCTTGCTTGCGTATAAGCTTAGGAACAATCCTTGAATTGCCCTTGGGTGTATTGATCTTGGCGGCACCAGTTACATTCAAGTTGTCTAGCCAAGTAGAAATCTTAGATACTTGGGTATCGTGCATTGGCTTCGCATCTGAATAGTCTTGTTTTAGCATTCTTACTGTAGGCTCCGCCTTCCAGTCAGTTAGCTTCTTCTTCTCAGGCTTACCCGTCATATCGTACATAGTTAGTTATCTCATCCACAAAGAGGCGTCATATGAACATCCTACCACTACATCAAAATTTCCGTACCCCAGAGCGTAGTTCAGAACACGCAGCTGGTTATGATCTGTATATGCCAGAAGGTGGTTGTATAGTACGCCAATCAGGTGTTGGCACCAAAGTGCCATTAGGCTTTGCTGCTGAGGTGCCTGTTGGGTACGTTGCGTTGCTACTGCCTCGGTCAGGTGCAGGTGCTAACAAGGGCGTGTCACTCAACAATACATGCGGTGTAATAGACGCCGATTACAGAGGTGAATGGGTAGCTACACTGCGCCTTCGTAACGATGAACCTGTCAACTGGTTAGCAGGCGACCGCTTACTACAATTCATCCTAGTGCCAATACACACACCAATTCTATCCACAGTCATCTCGCTAGATACCACAGAGCGCGGTACTGGTGGCTTTGGTTCAACAGGAGCATAACCTTGCCTAACTACGCAGCACTCCAGATAGCTAGTGCAACCCCCTCTATCCAAGACAACCTAGAGGGCTACACCGTTACCTACCCAGATGGGTACAGCACATGGATGCGCCGTAACGCCTTCCTTGGTATGTACTCTGAAATCCCAGACGGAGTTACCGACATCCCCTTAGCAGGGGAATTGGCTATGCTTATTGGGCGCTTGGCAACCCTAACTAAGTGGCGTGAGAGCATAACCTACATCACATACACACCTGAGTATCGAGCACTCTACGAAGTTCGTGTAGAGGCTCTTATCAGGTACACAAAAGCACTACAAGCACTCATGGCTGCGTAACGTTATACCCAGCCATTGCGTACTGCCCTGTGGTTCTTCTCACTCTGATCCACGCGGTAGTTACGCTCCAACAACTGAGCACAAGCTAACTCATACTTCATTGAGTAATTATTCCCATCGTGGAACTCTTGGCTCATACCAATAGGATTCATGATCCTGCTAGCCACAAACATAAGTAGGGCGTTCAGGTAGGTGATGGGAAGGGCTACCTCAACCTCTTTCACATCATAATACCCAAGCTCCTTAACCAGTAATGGATGGGTAGCCCTATACATAACAGTTACAGGCCCAACTACAGTCGCAGGAATAATCAATGTGTTCATACTGGTTGTAACGCAGCCTGTGTAATCAACTGCCCTAACGTCCTCCATCATGTTCAGCTCAAGCTCACAACCATTGGCATCATACACACGCTCAATGCGTAGCAAGTCATTGTCATACGGTGCAGCATCCGTATCCAGAATGTACTTAACACTAGAGTCAGAGTCGTAGTTACTCACAGCAAACTTCTTATCAATCACATAAGTAGACAACCCTGGTTGCAACTCAATGGCTACTGCTCCTTCCTTAATCAGGAACCTGCTATGCAGTTCTGCTAACCCTAAGTTAATAGAAGCCAACACCCTTACCCAATTACTCTCATTAATCCCGCCAGTGTTGCCACCACCTATACTGATCTGAGCCAACTCACCATAACTAAGCTGATCGAATATCTCTGCAAGTTTCATCTACCACTCCTTACACAATGTAGGAACTCATACGGGTGTCATGCTCTATGGGAATATCAATCTCCCACATCTTCTTCTCACTACTACTGGCTACAAGCTCTGCCTCCTCAGAGGGTTTCCACACCTTCAACGAACCCAGCATGGATACTGTATCAATGAAATCATCGTGCTTACTCCTGAAGCCTGCCACAGCAGCCAAACTAATCTCATTCATCGCCTCAACTAGGATGGGTGTGTCTTTCTTCTCAGCTGGGAAGAATATCTTCCTAGCCTTAAACATAGGCACCATCACTTGAAACCTATCCATCTTGTTAGTGGTAGGGCGCATACCTGGTCTGCTGTCATTGCTATCACTAGCCAAGGTGAAATAGATATTTCTGTCCATCATCTGACCTTGTATCCACTGGATAAACCCACCCTGTTGCCCTGATACCTCAACCCCAACAGACTGCGGCTTATACTCCTGCACCAACCTAAACAAATCATCCACGTTCTTATCCATGAGCTGCCTAGCACACACGCCATCAACCCATAACCAATCACCCACATTATTGTAAGCCCACACACTAATGACACTGAAGTCAGCAGACTCCCTGACACTCGTAGCAAAGTCAGTGGTTATATAGAAATTGAACTTGCCCCTGTTCCTAAGCACCGAATCCAACTTATACCAATTGATGTCATGATCTTGGATCAACCTGTCTTCCTCAGACATGATCCTCAGCATCAACTCTTGATTAAACGTAGCTACCTTCCCACCTAGCATTGCCCTGTCGTACTGCTTCTTCACATACTCATAATCGAATCTGTCTTCCCATGCTCCTCTAAAATCCTTCTTATCACAGGGGTAACTCTCGCACACAGGGTACACGTTCACTGCCCAAGCACCTGACTCTACAGCCTTGTACAACGGGTCTTTAGCATTGAAGGGTGTACCTGACCAGATGATCTTTGAGCCACTAGGATGCAAGGCATAATCAATAGCCTTATACACAGTGTCCTCAATAGAAGCGATGATGGTAGCTGATCTTGAATCCTCATCACTCAGCAGGTCATCCAACACTGCTAACGTAGGACGCTGCCCCATCTCCTTACTACCCCGAACACCAGTGCTAGCGCCATACCCCTTAACCACAAGCGTCTTATTAGCAGCGTTCCTAAACTCCCACCTGGTATCAGTGAACTTGGCGTACGGCACATACTCCATAAGGAACTCTGAGTTCCCCCACCTATACTCCAAGTTCTTACGCATATTCTTCACACCGTTCTCAATGCTATCTGAGACATACAGTGCAAGGTTAACAACACCAAACCCAGGTAACTCACCAAAGCAAGCCAAGTACAAAAACAGGTACTCCCCCATCAAGGTTGTCTTACCAGACCCCCTGAAAACCATGTTAACAATGCGCTCAGTATTCCCTGCTAACTGATCCAACA